TGACCGCGATCACCCGGCAGCGATCGCGCACCTGCGCCACCTGCTCGCGCGTCAGTGACGGGCCGGCGGCTAGGATCGCCACCGTCTCACCACGCCACTCCGGCGCGACCGTTACCCTTGGTCCGCGCCCTCGGAGCACGGCATCGTCAGCCACTCGAGGCCGCTCTTTGAGTCGGGGACGATGGCGTGGATATTGAACACCTTGCGGCTTCGCTGCGCCGTTGCCTTTTGCACGATGCGATGAGCGGCCTTTAAGCCATCCCGATAGCGGATGGTGATGAAGCACGTTATTTCGGACTGGACCGCCTGCGCCGCGATGTATTCCTTTCCAGTGCGGAAATCGATGTTCGCCGGGACGTCGCTCCACAGCACGCTCCAGGTGGGCATCTTGGCCCCGGTAGTGGTGTTCTGGACGAGCGTCTTCTCTTCGATGTCAACCACCCGGTTGAGATCGCCCGCGCCCATCTTGTCGGTGTTCATGCGACCGTCGGCATCCGGTGCGGAAACAGCAGCGCCCGTACTTCATCCGGCAGGAAGCCCTCGTTCCATCCCATGCGGTGGCCATCGCCCGCATTGCTCTCATGCAGGATCTTCACCATCGCGAGGGTGGCGCGTCGAATGTCGCCGGGTACGCCAGCCGGGTCGCCGCTGCTGTCGATGTAGTCGGGAAGGAGCTCACCCGAGGTGTCAACGAGCAGCAGCGCCCGATCTTTCAGATGCGTGAGTACGATCGCCGAGGCATCGACGATCTCCTCGGTGATGCGCTCATCCTCGGCGGTGTGATCCACCCGCAGCGAGAGTTTCGCCTGCGCCAGGCTGCATAGCATGACCATCAGAATCTCCGACCCGTCGAGTAGTCGAGCTGCGTCAAGTCGCGCCCGCGGTCGCCCTTCGGACCGGGATCGCCCGGCTTGCCGTCCTTGCCGTTCTTGCCATCGCGCCCGCGCTTGACCGCGAGCCGCCAGGCGTCGTTGGTCTCCGGAGCCTCATCCGTCGTGTCGCGCTGCGCGATGAAGCTCGAGCCGCTGTAGGTGACGCTGTCGCCCGTGTGATAGTCCACACCCTTTTTCCAGATGCCTTGATAGAGCGGGGTGGCCAGGCGGGTGCGGACTTCGTTCACCGCACCGTTGGTGAACACGGTGCGCTGGACGAACTCGCGCTCGTTCTGCAGCTCGGACGCCATCTCGGCAATGCCGTTCATCAGCACATGCCATCCGGCCCGCTCAAGCCCCACCCCGGCCCCGAGCGGGTCGGTGGCGCGAAACGCCCGGATGAGCCCGCCACGGAAGGTCGCCACCGTGCCGCGCTGGTAGCGGCGGGTCTCATCGACCCCGTCGAGGATCTCGAGCGCGAGCGCATCCCGACCGTCGCGGCCATCGGAGCCCCGCTCGCCGTCCTTGCCCGCGAGCCCGTCGGCCCCCTTCTCGCCCCGCTCGCCGTCCCGACCGGGAGCGCCCGGCTCACCCGGCGGCGGAGGCGGGCGCGCTTCAAGCGCCGCGATCCGATCGTTGAAGGGTCCGACAAAGGTCTTGAACCGGTCGTCCACGGTAGCGATCAGCGCATCGTGTCCCAGTTCAACCTTGGTGATCTGCGCGTGGAGCTCGTCGTGATTGTCGAGCACCAATTGCTGAAGAAGGCCGAACTTCACCTCAAGCGACGACAAGTCGGGCGGCGGCATCTGATCGATCCGCTTGGCAACCGCCGTCGCCAACCCATCGATCCTCGCTTCCAGCCGCCCGATGATGTCGGCCTGGCCTTCGGCGAGCGCGGTCTTTGCCTGCCGCAGAACGCTCTCTTCAAGCCCTGCCAACCCTTCTCGCTCACCCTCCAGCTTCATCACGCGGTCATGGAGGTTCTCCAGGTTGCGGTGATCGACCTCCACCAGTGTCTTCAGTTCTTCGGGTGCCGCCCCGATCTGCAGCCGAGTGGCCTCCCGAAGCGCGCCGAGACGCACCTCAAAGGTCTCCTCGATGTGCGCCACTTTGTCGGTGAGCGGCGTGAGATCCGTCGGCGGCGGCAATGCCCCGACCGCAGCCCCGACGTGGTCCTGTACCTCCGCGTCGATCAGCGCCTTGATCACAGAGGCTTCGACCGGCGGCGGCGCTTTCTCGATCTGCGCCACGCGACCGGAAAGTTCCGCGACGGCGAGCGCCACGTACTCCTTCACGGCACTGGCGACGATCTCAGCCATGTTCCGCATATCCACGTTGTTCAATGCCTCCGTTGATTGATCACGGTCCATGCCGAGAGCACTACCATCAGCACCTCTTCATCGTCTTGCTGCACGCTGCGTCCGCGCTTGGGTGGCAGCGGACGGCTGACACCGACGCTCGGGGGCGTGGGCTCCTCGCTGACGATCTGAAAGGCGTTGTTCTGGAAGGCGTTCGCCTGGAACGCGCTTTCGACCATCGCGGCGCTACCCGAGCGCCCAGAACAAGGCCGGGGCGAGGCCTGTGCTTGAGCCACCCGCCGCGCTGGAGGGCTGCCAGCGGGTCGGATTGCTGGCAGGCGTGAATCCCGTGCTCGGCGTCAACGCCACATACTGGATGCCGCTTGAGAGCACCACGTCATTAGTGCTGTACGCCGCCGCCGCCGCGAAGTTCCCGCGCCAGCGCATCCGGTCGGATTGCGACGGCGCAGTGACACCGGCCTGCCATTCGACGTTGTCGATGTACATGCCGATGGCACTGCCGCCACCGGTCACCGTCATCCGCAGCTGGTCAGAGGTCAGACCGTTGGCGACGAAGTCGGCCGCCGGGATGACGATCTGCTGGTAACCCGAGGTGATGGAGCTGTCGAAGGAATAGAGGCCATGCTTCACCACCACGCTCGCGCCGCGCTGCGTGCCGGCGTTGCGCAGGGTCAGCGTGAGCGACTTCTGGCTTGGCCAGGTGGCCTTGCTGCGCAGCTGGAAGACCAGCGAGTCGTACGCCGCCGGGTCGAAGGTGGTCGCCTTCTGGAACTGGACGTAGTGCCCGTTGGCGACGCTGGTGCCTTCGACCGTCTTCGTTCCTGCGAACGGATTCGACGTGCTCGCCGCATTGAACGTGCCGCCACTGGTGGACGTCGTCCACTCCGTGTTCTCCCGATAGACGGGCTCCACCTCGACATCGACCACCGTCGCCGTGGCCGGCACGTAGACGAAGGAAATCTCGAGGTTCGTCGCCGGATCGACATCGGGCCGCTCCGGATTGGCGGCCGGTGTCCCGGTGATCACCTGCACCGCACCGGAGGTGTTGACCGTGATGACATCGATGCGCGGATTGGTCGCATCGGCGGCGGTCAGCGTCACGTTGCTCTGCGGCGAGGCGTATTGCGTGCCCTGGATCACGTACGCCGCCGCGGACACCGTGAAGTCGAGTCCGCCGGTCCACGCCACGCCACCGCCCGCAATCAGGTAGCTGCCCGAGGTGGCCGGTGTGCCGGTCGAGTCGATCAGTCCCTTGACCTCATCGAGCGCCGCCTGCACATCCGTCGCGGCCAGTCCCGAGCTCGTATTCTCGTAGGTCACATCCTCGGCGGCACCGGAAAACGCCTCGCTCCCGCCCAGCACCACGAAGTTGCAGCTCGCACCGGCGGCCGGCAGCGTGCCGCTCGCCACCACCGTGACCGGGATCGTCCACCAGCCCGTGTTGTTGGTCGGGGCACTGGAAATCGTCGCTTGCAGAAAACGCGCCGCGTCGTTTTTCTGCTGGATCAGCAGCACCATCCCGACGCTCAGCAGGCCAAAGAGCCGCGTCGCATCGGTGCCCGGCTGCGAGAGCGTGTCGACGTAGAGCGCCGTGACGCTCGCAGGCGTCGCATGGTTGTAGCGCAGCTGCCCGCTGCCCGGATCGGACGCCGTCGTCACCGTGTCGAAGCGATAGAACCCCGAGACGCTCGGTCCGGTGCTGGCCATCACCTCGTCAATCGCCGTCTGCACCTCGATCGCTGCGAGGCCCGAGGTCGTGTTGACGTAGCTGATGGCGGAGGCATCGTGCGCGTCGGTCGGGTCGGCGATGTGGGCGGCGAGTGCCGCGTCCTGCGCCGCATCGGTCGCGTCCTGCACCGTCTGCGTGTGATAGCGCGCATCACCTCGCGCATCGTTGTGGTACTGCGGGTGATCATCATCGGCGAGGCCGGTGAGTCCGCCGTGGTCGGTGATCCCGCCTTCGGGAATGTCGATCCAACTGCGCGCGCCGTCGGCGTCGGAAAAAAGAAACCCGCCGCTAGTGTCATCTGGCCGCCCCAGATCCGGCTCAAGCCCGGTGACAACGTGCTCCGCGTTCCAGTCCGACGGACGGACGCGACCGCTCGCCGGCTCGTCAGGTATGTCGGAATGAAAAGCGTGCGTGATCGAGACGGCGGACGCGACATACGGTTCAAAGAACGTGATCGGTTCGCCGGTCGCGTTCGACAGCTCATCCTCCGTGATGACGAAGAGATAGAGCGTCGTATCGAGCGCCAGTGCGTCGCGAATCGCGGTGAACGTGATCTCGTCATCCGCCCATGCCGTGACCGTCTGCGCGACTGCGGAGGTGTCGTTGACATCGTCGGTCGGCGAGATCACGACGCGGGAACCCGTGCCCTCCGTCGCGAAGTCCGCGCCCGTAATCACAACCCCGGTCTGTCCGTCCTCGACGAGTGCGTCGGACAGCGACACGATGTCGGGGAAATCAGGACCAGCAGTAACCGGCGGCTCGTCGCTATCGTCAACTAGAAATGTATT